GATCATTACTACTATAAGCAGAGAGAATATGTGCATCATATTTTGAAATAAATCCATATAATCTCTTAGCACCAGACATCCAATCTAAGTCTGCCCAAAAATTCTTAGTGTTAGCAATAGCTTTCCAGCGTTCAGGTTTAGGTACTTCAGGGAATGGTTTTCCTAATATTTTTTCTGCACCTTTCATCAACGCTACCAAAACTTCATCCATATCACAATAGATGGCTGGCAATTCGTCTTTACTTGCCTCCATCATTTGTTTTAAATTTTTCATTAATTCAATTTCCTAATTTCTACCCATTTGTACCGCTATTATAACATTGTTTAGAAATAAAGTCAATTGCTAATCTTTCATTTCAGGTTCAACAGTAACTTTAGTTGTAGGTTTACCTGTCATAGTTTTACTTTCTTTTTTAGGTGCATCATGTGAGTAACCCATATCTTTCATTCGTAGATGGTCAGCCATAGTGTTTGCCTTATAACCTTTACCAGTTTTAGGATCATACATCATGTGAGGTTTAAACTCATCTGCTTCTTTGATAAAAGGATTATGTCCTTCATCAACACTCCACATCTTGGCAAGTGCTTCACGCATGGTGTCATTTTTCTTATGCATTACACCAACTGTTTTATCCCAATCTTCTTTAGATTGGCCTGGAGTTACTTCTAATGTGTGTTTTGTGCGTTCTGGTGTTCCAAATTCATAGTTTTCTTTTTTGTAATCTTCTACTTTATATGTTTTACCAGAAACAACAAAAGTCTTTTCACCTTTTTCTTTTGCAGCATTGAGTGCTCCAGTAAATGCATTACCTTCGTCTTTAGACATTGCTTTAGAAATTGCTTTGCGTCTTTTGTGTAAAAACTCGTCAGAACTATCTACATCACCATCATTGTCAATGTCTTTATCTTTACGATCATCAAACTTTTTCTTAACAGCAGTTTTATTTACTGGATCAAGTTTTTCTTCAAGTTCACTACCACCTACGGCCTTAATTGCTTCCTCAAGGCTACCTGTTTTTGTATCAAAATATGCCATCTTTATTTCCCCTTTATAGCATTGAGTAAGCCCGTATATGACTTAGCGATTGTTGTTTGAAACTTCATTTTATCTTGAGGTTTCATTTTACTGTGTACATCTAATGCTTTCTGTGCGATTGCAGCTGGAACTTTTTGTTTTCCACTTGCAAATTCTACATCTTTCTTTCCATTCATATCAACAGACTTTTTAAGTTGCAAAATAATGTTCTTTGCAGCTAGTGCTACATCTTTTGATGATGCATCGTCATCAACATCAGCAGGATCAATTAGTTCATTGATTGGTACTTCAATACCTTGACTTCCTAAAATTTTTGAAATGCCACTTGCATAAGCTTTCATAGTATCAAATTCAGTTCCTTCTTCTAAATCTACTTCTTCTTTATACATATTCAGTTCATATCTTTTGTTATCAAGATTAGCAACTTGAACTTGGATTGCTTTCTTGCCATCTGTTCCAACTAAACGATAAGAGTTTGTCTTACCAGAAGATGGTTTCTTTGGCCCAGTAGCAACTTTTCTATCAATTTCTTTAGGGTCAACAGTGATACCAAACTTTTTCTTTGCAAAGGCATATGAGTGTTGCATTGCATCAGAGAATGATTTGTGATATAGTTCGTAACCAGTAGAAGACTTTGCTTCGTCAAGTTCAGCAGACTCTTTGAAAGGATAACCAAACAACTTATCAGCTGCTTTCATACCCAAAGGTCTCTTCAGTTTGACTATCTTCAAAGTGTTCTTATCTTTAATTGACATAGGTGGGCGTTCAGCAGAATTCTTAGACTGTTTTATTTGTGCTTCACTAGACGCCATTGAAACAACTTCATTGCGGTCAGCGGTGTCAATAAGAACATGCGAAATCTTAATTGCTTCGTCAAGTTTAACTTCTTCTTTCTTAGGTTTTTCTCCTCTTTCTTTCTTGGAGATTGCAATTGCAGCTTGTTGTGCAGGAGATACAGCTTCGTTTTCAACACTTTCTAATGCTTTTGCTCTTTTAGCACCATTGTAGAAATTCATTACGTCTTTTATCTCTCTACCTATGTCAGCACCTCTTTTTGCAGTAATAGTTAGCATACTACCCGATACATCTACTGTATGACCTTTTTTTTCTAAGTCTTTTTTTGCTTTCAACATATCGGTCTTATTTCTTTTATCAAACTCTACACTTACCTTTTTCATTTCATCAAGTTCAACTTCTTCTGATACAGATGGAACTAAAAGATAATCTCTCATCTTGTTCATACTAGAAGATACAACTGCAAGTTTGTTTGTCCACCATGAAGGAAGGGAATCTTCTGGATTTATAGTTTGTAGTTTCTGTAACATGTCTTGTGCATCTTCAATAGTAGTTTTGCACTGACGAATAGCAGAGGAGACATCTTGATGGCCATCCTCATCAATTTGTGCATTTTCTTGTAAAGGAGCCCAAGTTGTTTTTCTTGGTTTCATTTTACTTGGATCAAACGCTCTTGCTTTCTCCAATAATTCTGACATTCTGACTCTACTCATTTTTATTATCCTTTCATTAAATCTGTTACAGATTTTTTAGACCAAAACTTGCAAGACCAATATCCTGCTGTAGTTTTATCTTTTTTCTGATCGCAATTATGTCTAGCTCTAAATGCTTTTCTTCTTTCTGGGTCATCTCGTTTGATTTCCATGTTTGGATCACCAAATTCTACTTTGACCACATTGCCTTTATCGTTTTTAACATAAACTTTGTATTTCTTAACATCGCCTTTTGTAGGATTATTAAGTTCTTTACCGCTATTCTTGTCTGTTTCTGTTATTTCACCCCAACTATTTAGGGATTCTGATTGGTTGACATCAAAGTCAGCCTTTAATTCTTTTGGTAGTTTACCCATAGCAACTAGTTTGTTAACATATGTCATCAAAGCTTTTGCATCTACTTTTGTATTATACTGTCTAACTGCTCTACCAGCAAGATGAGCATGTGTTTTTTGTGGTTCGTTTCTTATCAAATTTGCATAGGTTTTAACAAGAGCGTCATAGTGTTTTGGATGAGTCATTTTGTAAATTTTATCAAATGCCATTTTTGCAAAAGTTTTTTCATCTATGCAATCATCACAACAATCTTCTGCTGTTGTTTCTTCTGGAACACAATTAGGAACTTGTTTTCCACCTTTTGTTTTCATACCGACTTGCTTGAAACCATCCCAACAAGGATTTTCTTCGTTTGTTTTACTTTTGTCTTCTTCACCAAATGCACCACCAGTTCCTAGAACCTCATGTCCTTTTCGTTTCTTCTTTGGTATCATACCAAAATCTTCACCACGAACTTGTTTTGCAAGGTCAGCATCTGCTTTCCCCCAAGTTCCAGCAGATTTGGTAACAAAAGAATTAACTCTTGCAAATGCCCATTGTTGGGCAGTAGTGCCGGGCCGATGTCCTGTCTTGTATGCAGCCATTCCTCTGTCATATACTTTTTTTAGAATACCATACGGCATACCAGATTTCTTTGCTTTTGTTACAAGTCCTTCAATCTTTTCATCTAACTGATAAAATTCTAGTTCTTCATTTTTTGATAGATATGCAGCAATCGCCATTTCTTTGCGTTTTTCTTTAGACTTACCTTTAAACTGTGGAGAATCAGACTTCTCGAAATCTTTGATATAATCACCCATGTCTGCGTCTTTACCAAGAACTTCATTTATTTTAGAAGTATCGGTTGCCATAAATGGGCCACGCTTTAATGCTTTAAATGATATATTAGTTTCATTACCAAAGATTTCTTTTGGATGAATAATATTAAATGTAACCATTTCAGTTGAGTTGTTAATTTTTACCAACTCCATGTCTATTTCTTTATATACTTTACCTTTAAATTTAAGACCATGTGCAGTTACAAGTTTCTGAACCTTACCACGAGAATTGACTGCTTGTTTTGCTCTTGCTTCATCTATGGGTTTCTCACCAAACATCTGTTTGAACTTTTTGGTATGTTTAGATGGTTTAGTTGTTGCAGATGCATCGCCTGGCGCTGGCCCTGATTTCTTTTTATCAAAGTGTCTTGCACGAGCTTGTTTAGTAGACTTAGCCATGGTATCACCTTCAGCATCTTTTGCATAATACTTTGCTGGTTGAGTACCTTCTCTATCTTTGATATCTTTATCTTGTTTTACTTCATTTCTTAATCTTGGTTCTCTACGATTTTTAGATGGGTCTTCCATTTTCAAATTAGAGGGGTCGTTATTTAGAGGATTATTATCTTTATGTCCTACATCTTTACCCTTTACTGCTTTGTCACCCATAAGTCTACGAGCTTTGTTTCTAGAAGAACGTCTTGCAATCTGTTCTGGTGTTCCTTGATAATTTTCGTATTCTTTTTTGTAATCTCGTTCTACAATATCGTGTAACCAAGTCTTATGTACTTTTCCATCTTCGGATACAAATGTCAAGTAGTTTGTGCCTTTATTAATAACTTTACCTTCGTGACCATGAGCTTCTACAATGTCACCCACATTCCAAAGTTTACCTGTAAGATACAAATCTCTGAGTGTTTCAAAGTCTGTCATCTCACCCATATCTCTTTCTTCACGAATACCTAAATTCTTGCGAACATCATTGTAAAGTTTTAGTGAATCTTTAAAGGTAGATGGAACACCAGTTTTGAATAAATCGAAATCACCATCAGCAGCTGCAGCTCGCATCTTAGATGCAGACATACCAGATACACCTTCTGAATCTGGGTCACGTTCTCCAGCAGATACAACTTTGATATTGTCAAAACCATAAAAACCATGTCTAGAATCTACACCATTGTACTTATTGAGTAGAGTGTTAAACTCTGTAACTCTGTCAGAACCAACAACCATTACAATAGAACGATGTCCTTTTTTATGTAACTCGACAGCTGCTTCCAGAGCAGTTCTTGATTTGCTTACAATTATATTGCTTTTATACTTTGGAAACATTTTCCTCATATATGCAATTTTTAGTGTGTGTGGTAGTGGATCTTTCTTAGCGTTTTGTGAATGTGATGGATAGACGTACATCATAGAACCAGCGTTCTTAGATTGTTGTTTTGCAAGTGCATCTATGAGTTTTTCGTGACCTGTTGTTGGTGGATTAAATCTACCAAAAGTGAATACAGCTGTATCACCACGAGCCTCTACGATATCTCTAAAATTTTTCATTTATCCCATGCCTTTATTGCGGTAAAGTTATTAAACGAGAACTCCATTCTGTCCACTAGTTTAACAGCACCACCACTAACCCTATCAATCGCAACATAACCCTCTGGGTTAGTTACTTTAAATCCATTTGCGGTCTTGATAAAAGTATTTGTCAATCCCTTTACACTATTTAGTTTTTTTACAATTTGCATTTTTGCATCAACCAAATAATTTTGAAATGTGATTATTTGTATTAAGTTGGTAGTGTGTTTCTTAACTTCTCTTACATATTCTTTCTGTATATTCTTGTATTTATCTTTTCCTTTTACACTCTTTGCTTTATCAATTTGTTTCTGAATTGACATCTCAACCCATTTTTCATATCCTTTTGCATGAGCTTTGGGATTAGTAATCTTTTCTCCAGCACGAACCTTACTGTTATTGTATGTTTTGAGAGATGCACCAGCAATTGCACCTGTCATACTTTCCTGTAGATTAAGAAACTTCTTTAGTTGCATTGAGTTAATCTTTTTAAAAGTAGAACCAGTTGCAGAAAGTGCAGCTGTTACTGATTCTGTTTCTTTTGAGTTCATTGTAGCACTACCTGATACATCTTTGTAAGTTGCATCATCCATCCATACTGATGTTGGTTTAGATAATCCTTTAATATCTGCACCAAATGATGCTTTCATATCCTGTAATGCTTTACCTGTGTATGTTGTATGCCATACAATACCAATCTTTGCTTTGTTAATCTGTTTGCCAATATCTGATGTGGGGTCTACAGCATATACGATTGTGTTAGGTTGAAATGTAATGAAAGACTTTCCATCAATTTTTTCACTACCTTTATCTTCTGATGTAAACATCAAGTCGCCTTGAAGTACATCTTTGATACCTAACTTGGAAAACTCTGCAAGTGCTATTTTGAACTTACTATTCAATGAACCAGATAGTCCATCTTCATCAATCTCTGCGTTTGTCTTATAGAGTTTTGGAGTTGCATTAAATACTGATTTTTTTGCAACAAAAAACTTACCATCTTCTGGGTCAATACCAGCGAATATCGCAGGCGCACCATCCCACTTGACAGTCATGTTGATTGAAGACCGAGCATTACCAGCAAGCATATCTCTTAATGAACGTAGGAAGTTGATTGCAGCTCTACCACCATCAACTCCATAGTTAATGATTTCATCTTCTAGATGCTCTAGGTGTAAATTCTTACCACCCTTGTCTTC